TACGGAGATAAGGGAACTTCGTAAGAGTAGATTGTGCCGTACCAAGTATAGTTGCCAACATAACCTTTCTCTTCAAATCTTCAAACTTATCCTTCTCTCGTATTACAACCTCTGTAAGGTTGCAGAACTGATAAGGTCTAAGTATAATCTCACTGCAGGGATTAGTGCCAAAATCATGGTCAGGATCTCTCCTACCAAACTTCTTTGCCTGTTCCTTTGCGGATATTCTGTTAAATATACCACGTTCTCCTGACTTAGATTCCACAAGAGATGTCCACTCACGTAGAAATGTCTCACCGTCAGGCTTGTCAGTGTAACAAACAGAGTTGTTTGAAAGAGCCATCTGTGGTGCTGTCTCCCACCACTTACCAGACTTAGCGTGTCTCATACGTCCATCAGATAGATTAGACAAACTAATCATAGCAGAACGTCTAACACCACCAGAGACTACAACTTCCCCTACCTTGCACATAAGGTTATGACAATCGTAGCTAGATAGTTTACGTCCTTGATTATGCTTAAACAGAGATACAGTAAAGTTGAATAAATCTATAAGAGGTGCAGGACCACTGGCTCTACCACCAAATACTTTTAGTCTTGCACCTGCAGGTCTTACACCAGATAAGTCCCATGAGGGTATCTCTCCCATATATAAATGACCTATGAGTTTACGAAGAGCTTTTGCCCATCCTTCTTTGCTGTCTTGCACAGTTATGATAGTAGATACCTCTTCTAGTCCTTCAGGTATATCAGGGAGTTTACTTACATACTGTCTTTCTACAGAGAAACCCACACCTGTACCACATAGTAGTATATACATAGCCTCGTCAAAAGATTTAGGGTCATCTACTGGTAGATAACTACAGTTATAACCTGCGGTGTTATCTCTTTCGAGGGCAGAACCTGCAGTCATTAAGGCTCTCATAGAGGGCATAACTTCCAGATTGTAGATAGCATCATATATTTGTTTTTTAGGTAGGTGTCCCTTAACTTTCTCTGTAATATAATCTACGTAACGAGATACAGTTTCTTCCCAATACTCTCTTCTTCCTGCCTCATCAATCCACCTTGCGTATCTTGAAACTGCTATAAAGTTTTGATAATCATTCATGCTTCTTTACTTTCACTCCCTCTAGTGTTACACCATCTATGTCAAAAAAATAATCTGTTAGTATATCTTTCAAGGATTGTTCATCACCATCCTTACCATCGTAGTTGACAGGTAGTATGTTTTCTTCTTCATCTACTATTAATACCATGTTTACTGTGAACTTCATAGCTCTTTCTCTAATTCTTCTATAAGTCTGTTTAAGTACCACTTACCCTTCTTTAAGTCTTGAACCTTTAAATCAGTAAGCTGATTCTTATAATCATATCTGTGTACATATTTATGTAGGTTGCCCTCACAGTAGTACCTAAAATTCTCTCCTAGTTGTTGTCTTATGTAGTCTATACACTCCATACCGCCTTTGTTGTAGTGTGGTGGATGGTTTACCTCATCTGTCATCTTTATTGCTCCAATCTACTCTAATAACATTGTCTTTATTTTCTACAATTTCAAGCTTAGGTACTTTAGGTGTATGCTTTTGTAAAAAGCCTGACATCACATGTCTAAACTCAGAATCAATCTCCATCATTCTAACAACTTCCATCATAATTGTCAACATATCAATTACACCATCATGCGTCCCTTTGTCCCACTTATTGTCGTCACTGTATAATAAACTGAACGTACTCTCTCCTGTAGCTCTACCAAGATCGTCTGTTTCAACGGATATAACCAGAGCATAGTCATCTTTTTTTATATATTGTTTTTCCATGAGACTATAGTTTTATCCTTTTTTTCCGTTCTGTCAACCATTGTTTTGGTATCTCTTGATGTGCGTACAAAAAGCCATGTTTATCACACCAATCGGAGTACCGTGTTTTAGACCCCTTCCTTAAAAAGTTATTAGCATTTTGAAATAAAAACCTTATGTCTAGGTCAGGATACTGTTCTTTTATTAATAAATGTTTAGTTCTGTCACTTGGTCTTAGCCATCCTTTCGCTTCAATAATAATACCATTGTTAAGAATAAAGTCAGGCTTATAGTATCTGTGTCGTAAGACAGCGTATTTAATTCTAATCTCTTCATACCTAACCTTTTGTTTTACTGACCTAAGCCATTTTGCTACATCATACTCGAACTTGCTCTTTAACTTCAGTTTCGCCATCTGCAACCTTTACATAATTAATTAGAGGAGGGTTAGAAGATTTGGAAACTTTAGAAGGTAAAACTTGAAGATCCGTCCAACAAGCATCCCTAAAAGAACATAGACTACACTCTATACCTAGCTTTGTGTTACCACTAGCCTTACCATAATACGTTTCTTGTATAGGTTCGTAGCATCTTTCAAAAGGCTCGTCATCTTCTATATAGGCAATAGTTTCATCTATCTTCTTTAATTCTTCATCCATGTTGAGATCGTCTGCATCAACATACTTGAAGTTTCCGTTGGCTTTATTGACTGCCCACCAACCTCCTGCCTTTACTCCTCTAGCCTTAGCATACCCTGCAAGTTGTGCAACATAACCAAAACTATCTTTACTCTTTAATGTAGTGAAGTCCACGAATTTGTTTTCGTAAGACCAAGGTGACGTAGATTTTACATCATCTACTTTATCGTTTAGAACTAAGTCATAACTTCCCTCTATGTCTTTCTTTTTAGTTTTTAATACTACCTTTTTACTGTCCTCAAATTTTACTTTAGAAGCTCGTAGAAGTCCCTTAAATACCGCTTCTACAATATCCCCTAGTATCATGTTGATTAAGAAATAAGGCGAATCAGATTGTCTTTTCTCAGGGTGGTTCTTTTCAAACCAAAGCTGACACTTCTTACGTCCCAAGTTAGACATACGAAGCTTAAACTTACGCTTTTCCCCTGAGAACTGGCGAGCTAGAGCACTCTCTACATCTTTGGCTATGTGGC